ACCGCCTTCACAAGTGAGCTGACCTCGATCTGCTCAACGATAAACCATGCGAGCGTCGAGACGATGGCCGCCATGATAACGCGCCGCACGCTGTCCCAGATCGTCCCTTGGATCGGGTTGGCCAGTAGGCGAGCAATCATGCCAGCGCCGCCAATCACCGCAGTCAGCCAGCCCGTTTCTTTCCAGAGCTTGGCCACTTCCATGAGGTCTTTGTGCTCGTTCATTTTTTTCGCATCTCCATGATTTTTTCAAGTGTGCGACCGCCGAAATAGAACGACATGATGAGCATGCCCCACTGACCGAGCAGCGAAACGTAAGACTCGTTGGCGTTGTATCCGAAGGCTGACATGCCCGCGAAAATAAAGTAGCCAGCAAGGATTGCCGCGAGCGTCATTGGCCGAATGTTTTTCGACCACCACGAGTCCGAAGCCATGTCCGCTTTGAGGCGGTCGGTCAGGTTGTCTTGCTCGACGCGGTAGGCTTCGAGGTCCGCGTTCATCTTCGCCAGCTCGCCGTTCTGCGCCAGCGCCGTGAGTTCTAGCTGCGCCTTGGCCTTCGCTTCCGGGTCCGGAATCAGCTTGTCGATCAGCTTCGTGCCGATGCCTAGAACTTCAGCGAGTGGAAACATGGGTTATACCTTCTTCGGATTCGTCAAACGACGAAACAGGAAATAAGGCAACCAGACCCATTTTGGAATCTTCGTCACCTTTACGTTAGTGCTTTCAATAAACGGCATCTCTGCATCCCAGAGCTTTACCCTAATAGGCGAGCCGTCTGGCGAGGTGCAGCTAATAATAGACACGTTGCGCGTGGGAGCGCGGCCTTTGGTCCAATAGTTGTCATATTGCCCCAGTTCAATCGTGCCGCTGATAGAGCATCCGTAGAGTGACAGCCCATCAATCGAGCCTTTAACAGTGATCGACCCTTGAACGATGCAATGCTGCACGACATAATCGTTGCCGCGCACGAAGTCTATGCTGTCCTCCTGCGAGGCTGGAATAGTGAGACCTGACACGCAGAGGTGCGACACGTTCGATCCCTTCACGAGATCGTCGTAGTTCTCTGGGTCAAGCGGAGCCTGCCACTCAGCCGCGTCCACCGTCAGCCCATTGTCCTGTGGTCCAACGTAGCTGCGCCAATTAACGTCTGCCGTCCCGCTCATTTGGGTTTATCGACCATTTCCTTTGGGTTTAACGCCTCGGCAAGCTGTTCCGCGCACTTGCGTAGCAAATCGTGCTGATCGGCGGGTAATGGTGCAAGGCGAGCGGCTGCGTAGAGGTTTTGGAGTGCTTGCTCAGTGCTCATGTTAGGAAGCGGCGAGTTCTTGATGCGCGATGGCCGTAACCGCAGCCGAGACTTCGGCGTAGCTGTAAGTCTTGCCGCCGACGGTGACGGTTTTGTCGCTTAGGAGCGGCCAAGTAACCGTTGTCCAAGGTGACACGAATACCTGCCCATCGATTACGGTTTTCTTCTCAAAAAAAGCAGTGGCGATAGGAGACTCGCCCTGCGGGTCAGTCTGGATGCGTTGTAGCGTGGTGGTGACGATTGGGTCATTCATGGTGGAAAAAATTACGAGGAGACGGCTTTGATTACTGCGAAGTTGAAGACGGGGGCTTCCGAAGTGGTGCCGCCCGTAGTGGCAAAGGAGATACGGAAGGAGCCCGCGCCCACGGCGGTGACGTGCATCATGTAGAGGTCGGTCCCGCTGCGCTGGTTGACGATGATCGTGTCAGTCGCGGCCACGGCGGAATTGGTTACGGTGAAGCTCTGCCACGTCGCGGAGCCTGCGGCGGTGAAAAGCGTGATCGCGCCGCACACGTTGTTGATCGTGACGCCAGTGGTGCGCGAGGTGCCTTGCGTGACTGCGCCGCCCGCGCCGGTCGCGTAGCCGATGCCGCCCGTCGCGGAGGTGGAGCGGATTTGGGCTCCAGCCACAATGTTGCCGCCGCCGATACTCACATTAGTTGCAGCCGTTGACCCGTCACCGACTGTAAGGACGCCGTTGGTTGAAAGGGTGGCGGCTTTGGTGCCTCGGAATATAGCACTAGATGTGGCGAGCGCCCCCGAAGTCATGTCAAACAGCGACACCGCATTGACCGCATCGTAGATGCTGAACGTCGTGTTTGCTGCGGTGCCCAGAATTCCGGTAATCCACCGGATGGTTCCGGTGTCGTCGCGAATACGAAGCTGCCCACCGTTACCGGATGAGGCAGAACGAACACCGATAATGGCGTTGTTGTTTATGTCTAGGTTGGAGCCACCAAAGATCGCCCCCGCATTGCCAAACCCGCCCGCGTTGACCAAGCTCCCGGTCGTGGTGGAGCTGGAGGCGGTGGTATTAGAGACAAAAACAACCCCGGCACCCTTTGTAATTCTTAGATACGTGCCGCCGCCATCACCAATGGCAATGTCGCCGGTGGTCGCCGTATTTTTGATGAATGCGTTACTGACCCCGCTCTGCGTGAGCGTAAGAATTGAATCGTTGCCCGACCCGCCTACGTTGTTGATGGTGATACCAGCAGCGCCGAAAACCGTGGCGTTGCCCCCGATAAACGCCGCCCCCGCATTACCAAACCCACCCGCGTTGACCAAGCTGCCCGTCGTCGTGGACGTGCTGGCGGTGGTGGCTCCTACGGAAAGCGTGCCTGCCGCACTGCGGAAAAGCGTCGTGTCGGTGCCAAAGCCGATGCCGCCCGTGCTGGTCGTGTGGGTGGCGAGTTGCAAGCGACCGTTCGAGCTGTCGGTGGTCGTGCCAAGCAATACGTTGCCGGTATGGGTGAACCGGGAGACCTCCGCCATTGTTCCGGCTGCGTTTTCGGTCCATACGCCAAGATAACCCCCCGGAACTCCGGCGAAAGAGTTTGCCGCTACAAATCGAACACCTTCTCGGCTTGTGCCATTTGGTATGTAGAAGGATTGCTGAATCCCCCGGTCTGCGGCTTGGTTTGCAGAACTTTCCAATCGCAGGGCTTCCGGAGTTCCGGGGGTTCCCGTGATTCGAGAGGTGACACCCACGCCAGAAACAAAACCTATGGTCGCACGAGCCGCATTGAGAGCGTTGCTCGTGACATCTGCCACAAACGTCGCCGCGCCCGTTGCGCTTGTGAAGGTCAACGCCGTGCCGAAGCTGCCGGTGCCTAGGGTCAGGTTGGAGGCGGCTGGCGAGGTGAGAGACGCCGAGATTGGCGTCGTGAGCGTCGGTGACGTAGAGAGCACGTTTGAGCCGCTGCCCGTCGAGGTGGTCACGCCTGTGCCGCCGTTGGCGACTGGTAGCGTGCCGGTCACGCCCGTTGTCAGAGGCAGACCCGTGCAGCTCGTCAGCGTGCCGCTGGACGGTGTGCCGAGAGCCGGAGCGACCAGCGTCTTGTTGCTCAGCGTGTCCGTGGTCGCACGTCCAACCAGAGTGTCGGTTGCGTCGGGCAAAGTCACCACGCGGCCGGCTGTCGAGACGGCGTCAATCAGCGTCACCGCGCTTGCGGCGCTGGATGAACTGCGGAAGCGGATTCCCTTGTTGAAATCCGTGCCGTCGCTGATCGTGAAAAGCCCGCTGCCCTTCGGCTGCAAGTGCACGCCGATATTTGCGCTCGCGCCCTCGGCGAGAACGTGGAGCGGGTTGCCGACGCCAGTCCCGTTCTTGATCTCAACGTAATCCGTCGCGCTCGCCACGTCGGTCAGGCGCAGGATGTCGTGACCGCCGCCGACAATTCCGACCGTGTCTGCGGCCGGGCGATACATGCCGGTATTCGTGTCGCTGACAAAGAAAAGCGACGGCGCCGCTTCGGTTCCGTCCTGCAACTCGATTTGTCCCTCGTCGCCCGTGATCGTGATCGTCGTCGGCGTCTCGGTGATCGTGATGTTACTGCCGGCCACGAGGTTTTTCGGAACGTAGTTCGGCCCTTCACTGCCGAGGATTTGCCCGCTGCTTGGGATAGGCAGAATGTCGGTGAGCGAAGTAATGCCGCCGCCGCCTCCGCTGTTGCCGCGTGCGGCGTTCAGCGTCCAGTCCGCCGCGCTTCGGCTCGGCCGCTCGCGGTTGCCGTCGATGTTCGAGACGAACGAATCGCCGTTGAACGTCACGAGGTCGAGTTTTTGATAGGTGTCGTTCGGCGTCCACTTGCCGCGAGGATTCAGCCCGCGAGGTTCGGCGAATTCCTTCCGCAGTTGGTCGATCTCGCCGGCACGCGGAAAGCGCGAGAGTTCGTCGGTGACGATGCTTTTGACCGCGCTTGGCAAAGCGGACGCTGCCTCTGCGATGCGTGCCTCGGCCTGCGTCAACAAGGTAGCGTTCTGCTCGCGCTCGGCCATGAGCACCGAGTAGCGCGCCGCCGTCGTGACTTCCAAAGCCTTGCCGAGTTCGTCAACCTTCGCCGTTAGAGCTGCGCTGGATTGCGCGTGCGCGTCCTGTGCGCGGGCGATGACGAGCTGCTCCAGCTCGCTGCGGATCGCCGGCTCGATTTCTTCGAGGTTGCGCTCGATCTCCGATGACAAATGGTCGCGCAACTGCGGCAGCGACTCCACCAGCTTCTTTAGCTCGGCGCGCTGGATGATGGCCAACTCAACGAGGTTGTCGATTTCGGTCTGGGTGTGGATCATGGGAATTATTTTTTGCGCTTCGGTTTGCTCAGCTCGATGATGCTTTGATCACCGGTAACGCTCTGCTTCGTCTCTTGAATCGTGTTCATCTGCTTCGCCCGGTATTTCTGCACCGCGTCCAGCCAGTCCTCGGCTGCGAGTGGCGTGTTGCGCGAAAACTGATGCTGCACTTCTGCGGCCGCGACCGATAGGTCTTTCTTCTCCGCCTGCTTGTTCAGCCGCTCCACGATAGCCGTGCTCCACGCATAGCCCTCGTCTCCGCCCCAGCCCATCCACGCTTGGTATCCCTTCCCTTGCTCGTCCCACGTCTCGCCCTGCTTGTCGATTTCGTGCCGGTCAAAAAATG